TAAAATATTTCCAGACTCTGTACTTTGTAATGGTGATGCCATATCTCTATTTTTATTAACTATTTAATCAAGCAGGTCTTATTGTAGCCAGTTGTTTATTAACTCCAGCATTAAGAGGATTCGTTCTAACTGAAGTTGATCCTGGTTGTCGAACAATTCTTGTTCTTTCAACTACTGCTACCGTTGTTCCGTTTTGCTCATAAGGAGCTCTTGACGAAACCTCTTGAGCTGGAGTCGAAGGTGAAGATGCTGTTCTTGCTGACGTGGGTTTGGCACCATATGTATTTACCCAATTTACTGGATTAACATAAGTACTAAATTGTCCATTTGCAGCAGGAGCACTTGTAGATACCTCCCAATGCAGGTGAGGTCCAGTAGAAGCACCAGTGCTACCTGTCTCTCCAAGCTTCTCACCTGCTTTAAATTTTGTCCCAACACGCATTCCTGGTGGTCTGAGCATATGACCATAGAAATGGTATGCACCATGAACACTATCCTTCCAAACAATCCAATATCCATATCCTGCACCGTGGCTTCGGTCACCAGCATATCTCGGAGGATTTGTATTAACATGAGTAACTTCTCCATCCAAATATGCATATAAAGGAGTTCCTGCTGCAGCACCAATATCAACTCCATTATGTACTCTCATTCCACCAAATACTGGGTGCCATTGGACAACTCCAAAACCACGACCACCAAATGATGCACCAGATCCTTTAGCATATGGTGTATATGTTGCACCTGCTACTGACATCAAACTATTCACTCCCGCCTGCGTTCTTCCTGGAGCAGCTGGAGCAAGTGGAGTTCCTGGTGGTTGACCTGGTTGACCTGGTTGACCTGGTTGTCCAGAAGCAGGTCTAGTTCCACTGATCCCTTGAAGAGTATTTAAAGCACTTTTAGATTTACTTGTTACTCCCTGAACAAAACTCTTCTCAACCTGTCTGGTCAATTCTCTAAGTCTGCTTTGCTCATCCATAGGAGTACTAATGACAGCACCACCTTCTGCTAACTTTTGCAAAAGAGTTCTCATCATAAACATTGGAGCTGGCATTGCAGCATCAAAGAAGTATACCAAACTCTTTGCAATATCTCTTATTGCCCTCATGTCTGGTTTTTTACCACCAAGAAGGTCGATACCCATCGACATAATCTTAGAGATAATAGAACTATTACCACCTCTAAGATCTTTAACAGCCTTTCTAATCCTCTTTAAAGTATCATCGGCATTAGGAGCACCCTGCTGCTGATTAGAATTAGAACCACCAGAAAATAAATTACCAATCCATTGGAATATATTTCCTCGCTTTGGTTTTGCTGCTCTACCCGCCCCAGTCTTCTTTTTAATATGGTCATCACTCGAACTAAACGATACTTTTTGTTGAGACGCCTTTCTGATTTTATCCCTTAAAGATTGTATTTCAAGTCTTTGATCTTCTGCCTCTTCTGCACCAACAGTTCCACCTTTTGCTTTTCTCTCTAGATCACCAGCAGCATCACTATCTTCCTTGCCAGCAATAACATTATACAAACTGACACCAATCTGATCACCAATAACACCACCAATCAGTCCACCAAGAGTAGCACCTGCAGCTCCTGCTAACAGATTACCAACAATTGGTATAACAGATCCAGCAAGTCCACCAACAACTCCACCTAACCATGTTCCAAGTGCCTGACCAACACCAGCACCAACAGCACCTGCTGCTGCTTTTCCAAGTGGTTCTTTAAAAACAAATGCTCTAATTCCAAAATCAATCAGAGGACCAACAATTGGAATCTTACCAGCAATCTTACCAGCGGTCTTACCAGCAACCTTAGTAACACCCTTTTGTACCATCCCAGCAAGTGGGTCTGCTGCTCCTCTGGGAACTTTTCCCGCAATTCTATCTAATCTTCTGGTATTTTGACGACCAAATCTTTCAGTAAATCTTCTATCACCAAATCTTTGGCGATATCTTTGTTGCACTCTTGTTCCTACTCTTCTACCAGATCTATCAAATCCAACCCTTTGACGACCCCTGAATGGACTATCTCTACCAAGATCATTGGCAGTTGCCGCACCAAGCATTGCGGCAATCATTGCCAAATTCATAAAATTAGTGAAGGTAGATTGAAACTCATTGAATTTCTTTTTACCATCTTCACCAAATAAATTCTCTATACCACTCTCTATTTTGTCAACTACAGTGTAACCAAAATCAATAAAAGTAACTAATTTATCTACAAGACCTGATACAAAATCACCAATAAAAGAAGCAACTGGTTTTATCCACTCAATAAACTGCATCATTTGAGGGATAAAATCAACTAGTTTGATAGCTAACCATCCAACAAAAAGAGTCCCAAGGAAGTTCTTTAATCTATCAAATAACGATATTTTAGGAAGAGGAAGAGAGAATCCAAATCCATTCTTCTTTTCTCTTGGTTTTTCTCCCTCATCTTCTCTCTTCTTTCTCTTCTCATTCTCCTTCCTCCTCCTATCAAGTCTAATCTTTTGTAGATTTATCTTGACACTCTTTTTTACAATCTTCTCAATTTTTACAGTAGTTTCTTTAATTACTAAAACATCTTCTTTTACCTGATCAGTTACTCCTGACGCTTTATCTTCTTCTTCATCATCATTAACAAGATTAACAATTCCAAGAACACCTTTTTTATTTGAACTGGGAATAATTTTTGCTGTAGGTAAAGCAATTTTCGTAGGAACTGCAAAATGCATCAGTCCATCATCAGAAGATGGTAATAACTTTTTGGGATCTACTGCCATTTTATGTTACCCCCGTTATACCGTAAATTGCCATCATGTCCATTCTTGAACTAGTCTGAATAAATGCATCAAAAGCAATATCATGACCTCTAGTTCCAGATGGTTGAGAACCAGTTCCAAGCAATTTTTGCTCTTGAGAGGTAGATAACTTCATCACATTGACTGATTGTTCTGGTGGAGGTGGTGCTTGTAATGGTCTCATAGATCCCCTAGCAACAGTTGCTGGAGTTGGTTTTATTGCTTTATTTTCACCATCATTTCCACCAGGAGTTGGCATTATTCCCGTAAATGGCATTGAATTAGAAGAACTTGGTTTTACCGATTTTTGTTCTTCAGCAGAAACTACTTGTTCTTCAGTTGTTTCTGAATCAGTCTTTAAAGACCCACCTCCAAATGTGCCAGAAGGATTTGATTTTGGAACTATGCTGTTTGATACGGAAGCACCGCTTCTGCTAGCAGTTGAAGTGGAAGAACCAGAGGAACTTGGTGCTGGCATTCTAGTAGCACGAATTGTCGCCATAGCAACCTGCCTATCTCTCTCTTCTCTTGTAGCAGTGGAATATCTTTCTCTTGCTTCTTTTGCTGCTCTGAATACATGTGGTCTTTTTGCAGCAGGTTCAGTTGGATCTAACATGGCATACAATTCACGAAGACTTAATTTTTCAAGTCCATCATTGACGTTAATACCAATTTGTCCACCACCTTGAGCAAACTGAATATCGGAGAACTTAGAGTAGGATGGCATATTAGTACCACCACCCATCTTATTCAAATTTAGGAAGAATGGTGCTCCAAACTTATCAACTGCCTTTTTAGAGATGACAACTTCTCCAGGTTGTGCTGCGACTAACTGAGTATCTTTTCCAGCACCCCTAATTCTTCTACCAGTTGATCCGTTAATTTTACCACCACTACTATTTTGGGTTCTTCTTGAGGGTATCATTTTACCACCCTTACTATATCCAGCGAGTCTTCCTTTAGGAACAACTCCACCACCACGCATTTCTCCCAAAACTCCTACTGGATCTCCAGCAGTTCCCCCAAATCTTCTAGTGTCATCTAACTGGGTCTGTCCTTCTTTTGCATTCGGATCATTTGACTTTGATTGAGACTGCATCACCAGTCCAGTGGCAGCAGCACCTACAATTGCTGTTGCGAGAGCAGCTTTTGGATTCCTTCTAATAATACCAAGTAGTTTGGGAATACCCTTTCTTGCCATAAACATAGTCATCTTCACAATTCCACCCAAAACCGTTCTAATAAGTTTTCCGAGAGGAGTTGCAAAGATTACCCATGCACCCAGTATAGTTGGCCACCAATCACCAATAAATCTCAGTAAAGAATCAAGTTTTTTCTTATTATCTGGATTAGCAAGCCAATCCATCAATTTAATTAATGCTCTACCAATTAGAACAGTGGTAATAAAATTAATAATTCTATCCAACAAACTCATTGCTGGTGCTAAGATTTTCTTAGCGAGAGCAACAGTCTTCTTAACTCCTGCCTCTAACTTATTCTCTCTAGTATCTCTTGTGGATTTTTCTCTAGACCTTCTATCAGTTTCTAACTGCTTCCTCAATGCGGAGAATTGATTCTCCATGAGTTTGAGAATAGATTCTACACTCTTCCTAATCGCAGCAATATTCTCTTCTAAAGTTGCTTTACGTTTAGGTTTTTGTTCTGGTGCTGGAGGTAATAATTTTTGTGGTGGTTCTGTTGCACCAGTAACAAAATTCTTTGCAGATTTTAATGGACTTACGTTACCTGTCTGTAACTTCTTTTTATTAACCTTAAATCTACCAACCTTACCTTTTATTCTCTTAAATTCTTCTGCTAAGAGCATTCCCTCTTCTCTAGAGAGATTGCTATTACCTAGTACACTAGATTTAACTACTTCCCCCTTTAAAAGAGACTGATAGGTTCCATAGTCAATATCAATAGCATCTTCTAATCCAAGAATTCTTAAAATTCTCTCGTCAATGTCTTCACCAACGAGGTCATCTTCCCTGACACCCTCATAGGTTTTTTCAATAATACTAATGCCACCAGTTTTTTGTGCTGGAATACTACCCATCTCTTGAACCATGGATGGTTCATCATCACCAGCATATGGGTTATCTGGATCTACTTCTTGACCATCTTCCTCTTCAACTTTAGGTTGCTTTATCTCTGATGGTTTTGGTTCTTTTGGCGGTGGTTTTGGTTTACTCTTATCTTCTACGTAATACTTCCAAATGTATAATACGTAATTATTATATAAGTCTGCTTCTTTAGAATTCTGTGGGAATATAACGGAAGGAGATGGATAATCCTTCTCCGACTTATCCCATGCTCTTAAAAATATATCGTGTACTTTATCTGGATCTACTCCAAACTCATTTGCAATCAGATATTTGCTACGGGCAATGTATCCACCAATAGACGCCCTAAATCCATTCTTCCTTTTAAGGACTCTGGAATAAGGAATAACTTCTGATATGTAGTTTGGAATCTTTGCCATTAGCCACTAGCTCGTTGTTGATCCGCTTTTAGTTTTTCTTCTTCCAGATGCGCTTTCAACAATGCTACATAAACTTCTCGCTCCCATGGAATTAGATTTTCAACCTCAGTTAATGAGTATTTATGATACTGCAAGAGGGCAAAATTCAATTTATAATAGTTCTCTAAATCCATGTGAGAGAGTGCTATGCGAAAAAACTTGAGAGTCCCTCCAGCACGACAACACTCTCAACACCAGTGTTTGGATTCTTTACCTTAATCTCATGTGACAGTTTAGGCATAGTCTCAAAAAACTTTTCAATGAGTTTAAACTGAGACGAATTCATTTGCTCCAAAAAGTCTGTTACTTCTTTTTTGGGAACATCCTTGACTACCCAAGACTCATCTTCAGTAAAAATTTGATCAATACATGAACCAATCAAATCAAACGACTGTTCTACAGAGGTTTTAGAAGAGAAGTCAAAATTATTCTTAATGAATTGATCTAATGATGGATATTTCATTTCCATTGCAATAGATTCGTCAAGTTTAATATTCTTCTCGTGTTCGGGATTCTTGACTACCTTAATATCATCAATGTTGATAGTCACAGGAACATAAGTTTGCTCATCATCTGGACAAAGAACATTAACTTCTACATCTTCACCAACAGATTTGCCACGAATATTCAAGAACAAATATTCAATATCAAATGTAGGAAGTTCTTCAACTTTTATACCCTTTGTTTGAATACAATTCTTAATTACAGTTTTAATAGAATTTGTAATCTGCTTTGTATCTTCACTTTCTAATGCAAGAACAAGTAACTTTTCTTCTCTAACCAAGAATGGTCTATATTGAATTGTATCTCCTGTTGATGGCAATTCAAGTTCATAAGTTGGGGTTGATATAGTAGGTAATGGCATAAAAAATCCTTATAAAAAATTCATGTACTTTATTTAGACTCAATTATTGACCGTTGGTAAAAAAGTCAGTATTAAATGTTGCACCAGTAGTATTATAAGATGGTATATTTTCAGTAAACGCCTTGTAATCCGTACCAAGAGTACTTTTAAGTAAACTATCACTTATACCAAGAGCACTGTTCCAATTATTGGATTCAGCAACTCCAGATGCTCTCGAATCTGTGCTACTTGTAGTTGAGTTAGAATCTGTTGAAGATGTAACCGATGATATAAAATATCTAGAATATGTAAACGATACTGTACATCTCAATGCTTGAGATGCTTCGTATGAGACAGGAACTGTATTAATTGCTTTTGGAAATGCTTGAACAAAATTATAAACCAACACCTTAGATGTTGAATTAAATCCAGATCCAAGATCCTTCTCAAACTTAACAATTTTCATGGTGTTACATTGATAGTCAACTGGATACCTGATTCTACTAACAAAATCAGTACCAGACAATTCAGTATCTGTCTTACCATCTTCACCAACAATATACTTCATCCAATAATCAAAATATCTGATCTGCATATAATCACTATCTTGAGTGACCATAAAAGTAAAGTCTATGGTCTCATCAAACAATCTAGAATATGCATGTCTCTCAACTACACCATGGAAATCTCGATTGGTTTCTATGGTAGCAATGCTTGATCCAGGTAATGATGCCTCAACACAAGTTAATTCAAGTAACTCTCTATCCCAAGAGGGAGGACTAAATCCTGATCCTGAAGGTTTCTCTATCAGAACAGCGTACACTGAAGATAGAGAAGGATTTAAGATCCTACTCTTCAGCGTATTCATACTTACTGCTGGAGTGATCCCTAATGACATCTAAATAAAGATAAAGACCCTATATTATATGTAGACAAGTTCTATGAACGAAAGTATTAAAAGTAGATATTACCCGTCATACCCTAAAAAGTATAAAGGTAATCCCAACAATATAATATGCAGGAGTAGTTGGGAACGTAAATTTTGTCGTTGGTGTGATTTGAATGAGAGTATCTTAGAGTGGGCAAGTGAAGAATTTTGTATCCCCTACAGATCCCCAATTGATGGCAAAGTTCATAGATACTTTCCAGACTTTTTAATTAAAGTTCAAGAAAAAACAGGGTCAATTAAAACATATGTTGTTGAGGTAAAACCAAAACGCCAAACTCAACCAC